ATTGCATTTTCAGTGGATGTATCTAATATTTCAGTACCTTGTCCTGCCTCAGCCATTTTTTGTCTTTCTTCTTCAGCTGCTGCTTCAATTCTTGCTTGTTCAGCTTTTAAATCAAGCTCAGCCTTTTTCTTTTCAGCATTGTCAGTAGACATTTTTGGTACTTTAGGTAGCTCAACATCAAATCCTATAAACGATGCTATACCTTCTACAATTCCAAATATAAAATTAACTATAGATCCAATTGCATTTACAACATGAGCAAATGCATCTTTTAAGTGTGCAACTCCTAGCATTATAACATCAAATATAGATGTAAAGCCCATAGCTTTTTTCAAGGAATCAAAGGCTAAGTATATAAGACCAAGTATTGCTCCAATTGCAAGTATTGGAATTAGTATAGGTGCCATTGCGGCTAACATTCCACCGATTGATGCCATCATACCAGTAAAAGCTGCAATCATACTAGGTATAAATGTGGCTGTCATGAATAATCTAAATGTGCCGAATAAATTTCTTAATGTAGTAATAGGATTCATTAATGCTGTTCCAACGGAAGCCATCATTGATCTGAGAGAAGCCATCATGTCAGTCACAAATGTAACTGCCATAGATGTTTTAAATGCCATAAACAAATTCTTTAATGTTGTAATTGGATTCATTAAAGCTTTACCTACTGAAGCCATCATGGATTTTAGGTTATCAGTCATCTGCACCAAGAATTGACCGACCATTGTTGTTTGGAAAGATAGGAATAAATTCTTTAAAGTAGTGATTGGATTCATCAGTGCTTTGCCAACTGATGCCATCATTGATTTCATATTATCTACCATATTCGCTACAAACTCAGACTTTAAAAATGTTCCAAATGCTGTCATTTTAGTTGATAAAAATGATATAGCATTCATGATAGGACCAGCGAAGAAAACACCTATACCAGCTAATATACCAGCAAATAGTCCTTTATTTTCATCAAGGTGAGTTTTTAAGCCTTCCATATCCCCTTCCATCAAATAACCAAAGGTTTCAAATATAGTTGTTAAAGCTTCTATACCTTTCATTACGATATTAGCAAAGGTTTCTGGATCCATGAAGAGTAATGCTAGAGCTGCAATACCTGCTAAAAATCCACCAGTTGCAACTGCTGCATCTCTACCAGCGGTTAGTTTATCACCTAACCCACGTAATAAACTATTAGATTCTTCTTGTTTAGCAAGTGCTTCTCTTCGTTCTTCTTCACTAACAATAGCATTTTGAGCTGCTTCAACTTGTTCTCTAGCTAACTCTATAGCTTTTTGGTCACCACTCTCTATAGCAGATTGCAATGCAGCTTGTGATGTTTTAAAATCTTCGTTTAATTGTTGTATTAAAGGGTCACCTGCAGCTGTAGACATCTGTAAACTTTTAAGTTTTGATTGTGTTTCTTTATCGTTTTGCGTCTGTAAATCAATAGTTTTAGTCTGATCTTGTATTTTCTTAGCGACTTCGTTTAACCTACTAATTTGTTGCTTTTCAGATTCTGCACGTCCCTTACGATTCTCTTCGAACTTTGCAATTAAATCGTTTATTGAACCATCTGCTACGTCTTTGGCCATTACTTCTCTCCGTTAAATGCCTTACTAGATTTTGATGTACCAGCATATAGACCAAACCAAGCTGCTCCTGCTCCGACAATCACTGAAATTAAACCTGATTGTTCCATTGTAGGATCTGGTAGTTCCATATACCATAAAACTGTTTTGTATAGTAAAAATATATACACTGATAAAAATAGTCTTGGAAAAATTCTCCAAGCATCTACTGCTCTTGCCATGAATATCCATCTTTGATATGGATTAATTCCTGAGTTAACTGTATTAGTATCTACTTCTAAATCAATTTGTATTTTTTTATTGATTACTTTTTCTTCTTCGCTCATTTAAATTTTCCCTTCAACTTATCGTTTCTTTCTTTTTCTTCCTTAATAAATTGTTGTAACAGAGCTACATATATTTCCCTTTCCCATGGTAGCATATTCTCCAACTCTGTTAAATTATATCCGTGATGTTGCATCATCGCGAAATTTACTTTATAATGATTTACCAGAGTATCATGTGAAAGGCCTAAGTAAAAAAACTTTGTAACCCTCTTATCTCTATATCATTTTTATGCCCACAATTTTTACAATCCCATTTTAGATTGTGCTTTAATGCTGGCATATTTGAAAACCATTCTGTAATTTTAGTAAATTGTTCAGCGTTTAATCCGCCAATAAAATCTACTAATTCATCATCAGTATAATTTTCTACTGCATGCACTTCATCATCATCAAAAATATTGTCTAACGATATAAGTATTAAAGCTTCAGTTACAGCTAATTGCTGTTCAGGCTTCATATTATCTATATCTTCAAACTGTAATTTATCCATATCTGATACTGAAGGATATTTAAATTTTAAACCAACGCTATCGCTTAGCATTACGATCTTATCGTCTTTTGGCATTTCAATTTTTATATCTTCAAGTACCACATTATGATTCATATTAGTGTCACACTCTTCGCATTTAACTGCGATTTTAGCTGTTTCTCCTACTGATTTAGCTCTTAACTGTAAGAAAAGATATTCTAAATCAAAGGCAGCTAAGTCATTTACATCTACTTTTCCAAATGTACAACTATCTACTACATCTTTTAAAGTTCTAACGACTAACTTTTGATCTTTCGATTCTAAAGCTACCATTAATAATTTTTCTTCCTTTACTAAGAAAGGTCGAAATTCTATTTTAGTCTGTGTACTAGGTATAACCGTAGTATAACGAGACGCATTCACTTGTGGCAAAGCCATAATTTTCTCCTATAATATTATCCAAGTATTGAGGCAGCATTTTCAAATAGTGATTTAGTACTACTGAGTGGCCCCTCTATAACATATTTATCATACGCCCAAGTAACTGTAACTTTGCTTACTTCATTTTCTGATTGATTAAGCTCTACTGCAGCCACATCTATTGGGTACGCTTTTTCTAATTTAACACCATATATTGGTATATTATCGACATTCAATTGCTGAATTATAACATCAGTTGCATAATCGTTTTTATATCCAAGTGTATATGTGTCCATGTCAATAATAGATGATAACCAACCATCAAACATTGTCTTCATGTAATAATCGTTAGTTAACACCCAGGTCATTTCAATTTCAGAATCTATAAGTGTGTATGGATATTTATTTGATTGTTTATCTAACATCACATCAGATGTCGATATAGATCTACCAGGTAAACTTACAGTTTCGCATAATATAGCGATGTCTCTAGGATCGTTTATTAAATTTCTAACACTAGGTACATCACCAGAAGCTAATTGACCAACTAAAACTTCTGGATTTAAATTTAGTAATGATTGTTTCGGTGGTGTAAACATGACATTCCATCTATTAGTTCTAGCTACTCCGCCTTTTTTAGCAATTGTAGCTTTCAGTGTATCGATGTTTCCTCTTTTGCCAAATGCCATTATTTTTTCCTCGCAATTTTAAGAGAGTCAGCCCATACAGCTGTCTTACTCTTTTTCTTAAATTGTTCTGTTGGTAAGAATACAGCTATTTCCCATTCGGTCATTGGCACTCTCACCATTTTACTTTTTATTTGACTACCAAGATATCTTTTAAAACAAGGCTTAAACTCTTTATACTTTTGCACACCTTTTAATAAATCATATCGCATCTTAGTAATTCTACTTTTTTCTGTGGCTTTTTTAGGAGCTAACTTCATGAGTTCATCAAGGAATTTAGCTCTTATGTCAGGTCTAAGATAATGTAGATTTAATCCATAAAATCCACCTTCTGCATCTTCGACCATGATCACTAATGGAAATCTATCGTAATACGGTAGCTTTTCTTTTGTTTTAGGATCATAAAAATACATATACATACTACCAGCTAATTCTCTAGAGGTAGGATCTAATGCAGTATCCTTAAGTAATTGTGTACGATTCACTGTACCTAACTCTTGTACTTTCTTTGAAAACCACTCACGTGATTGTCGGGTCCTTGCAGTAATTCCTGCACGGAATGCATTAGCCTGTAATGTATCAAATAAACTTGCCATATATACTATTTATATCAAGATTTTAGTAGTTTGATGCCTAGATTCTTTAAAGTTTCTTCTGTCCACACTTGAAACTTCCAGCCTTTGTGATTAGCGTATTGATTAGCAGCTTCCCATTTTGATGTATTTTTAATGTATGTCATCACCTCGTTTATATACTTTTTGGTCTTTCGTTTAGGATTTTTAGGTGCGACTGTCTGCTTTTTAGGTTTGATTTCGACCAAAATAATGTCTTTGTTATCTAATTCAACTAATAAATCTACAAAATAACGAT